TCAAGAGGAAGAGGAAAAAGATCTATCATGCTGATAGAGTGTACAAAAGCTGAAGAAATACAATTAAGAATAGAATATGAATTTTACAAAGATTTATGGAAAGAAGAAGCAGAATTTTTATTTAACGTTTTTATTCAAAAACATCGGATTTTTGATCCTGAGGGTAGCTGTAAAAAAGATCATTATAGAATGAAAGAACAGGATCTAAAAAGAATGTCAATGATGGAAATGTTATTACAAGATAAGACGATGACCAAGATGCTAGAGGCAAGAGAATGACGAAAAAAGATGGGGAAAACCTCATCTTTTTTATTATAAATATTGACATAGTGTGTACACTATAGTATAATATAAGTATGAAAGGAGGAAAGCTAATGAAAAAGAAACAAAAGAAAAAGCTTGCAAAGTTGATTATCAAAGCAATAACAGCAATAGCCCTACTGATTAGTGCGATAGCTCAACTTATACAAGCCCTTAACTAATAAAGCCCTATTAGTTAAAACAACAGAGGAAAGGGAGAGAAATCTCCCAATCCTTTGTAACAATAGTATAACACACATTAGCTTAAAAGAAAAATGAAGAAGATAACATTTTACGACATGGTATTACTGTTTGCAATCGTGTTACAGTTTGGAGAGAGAAGTATTTACACAAGTTTGATATTATTGTTCGCATCAATACTTGAACTGATTGACGTACTTCCGAAGATTGTGAGGTTGATAAAACATGGAAAGTAAAGCAAATCCACAGACAAAGGCAAGTGCAAAGTGGAATAAAAAAGCAGGATATGTAGCCAAGAGTTACAAGTTAAAAAAGGATACAGTGGAAGCGTTTGCAGAAGCATGCAAGACGGCAGGGGTAAGTCAGGCAGGTCAATTGACCAAAATGATGAATGATTTTATTCAAAAAGTGGAAGAAAATTAAAAGATGCGACACTTTGCGACACTTACATGTGTTATTATGGCATTGTAAAGAAATGAATAAAGAGGAAAAAGCACATTGGACAGATTCTGATGTGCTTTTCTTATGTCTAAAAGAAGGTGAAAGAGATTGAACACTGTACAACCAATCAGGGACATGAATACAGTTATGGACATTGCACGATATCTGAAACAGAATAACGAGAGGGATTATGTGATGTTTACAACAGGAATTTATTCAGGGTTGCGAGTGTCTGATATTCTGAAGCTTCGTGTCAAAGATGTTCGTGGGAAAGATTACATAGCCATGAGAGAAAAAAAGACAAAGAAAGAGAAGCGTTTTATCATCAATAAGAATCTGAAAAAGATACTGGAAGCGTGGACACGAGGGAAAGATGATCTTCAATATCTTCTTGAGAATCCAGTAACACATAGACCGATCAGCAGGCAAAGAGCTTGGGAAGTGATGAGGAATGCAGGAGAAGAGTTTGGAGTTTATAATCTAGGAACACACACCATGAGGAAAACATTTGGTTATCATATGTATCAGGCGACACATGATGCAGTGATGTTGATGAAATTATTCAATCATTCAGATATTCATGTAACGCTCAGATATATAGGAGTTGAACAAGATGAAACAGATCAAGCGATTTCAAAATTGGATTTTGGCGTTTGATTTTTCTTTTTGTACAGAAAAGTTAACTCAAATTTGTTGTGTAAAGTTACATGACAAAAAATAAGGTGCATTTATAAGAAAGAAAAAAACCTTTGCAAGTTTACAAAATTATAAGATATGTCAAGTCAAACAGAAAAGATAAGGCGGAATTAACTCAGCGGTTAGAGTGGTGATCTTATAAATCACTGGCGGTTGGTTCGACTCCAACATTCCGTATTCATCCAGGAGATGTAACAGTCAACTAAGACAAATAGCCATACTTAATTTTTGTCAGAGTCTTACAAACTTCTGGATGTTATAACGTGGTAGTTGTTAGGAACAGGAGCATTAAAAAATATAAGAATGTTGCTTGGTCATTCTTTATCCTCCTTTCACAAAAATGTTTATTTATAGTTGCAGTCAATAAGTTAATTAATTGGTACATGGGCGCAGCTCCTTCAGGTTCGATTCCTGATACCACGATTTTTGTCAGAGTCTGACAAAGTTATAAAGCAGAGCAGAGTAGAGCAGTGGTAGCTTGTCAGCCTCCTTAGCTGAAGGACGGTGGTTCGATTCCATCCTCTGCAATTTAGAGAAAGGAAATAATGTATGTTGAAATCATGTCAGTATTGTGGTCGTATTCATCCGAAGAATTATGATTGCGGTCGCAAGCCGAAAAGAATTAAAAGAGATACAAAGGCTTATAGGTTTCATAGAACGCAGGCATGGCAGGATAAGAGTATAGAGATTAGAAGACGAGATCATTACTTATGTCAGTGCTGTATCAGACTCATGCATGGAACAATGAGAAAACATAACTATGATGATTTATCAGTCCATCATATTGTGCCAATTGCAGAAGACTATGAGCAGAGATTGGATGATGATAATCTGATTACTGTATGTGGTCATCACCATGAGATGGCAGAGTCAGGACAGATAGACAGAGAGGTACTGCATGAGATCGCAAAGGAACAGAATGAAAAGAGAGATATGCATGGCTGAGCGAGGGTGTTCCAAGGTATCCCCCCGGGATTAAAATTTTGAAAAAAGAAACGCCGTCCAGACCGACGCCCCATCTTTCTTTTTAAAAAATTCCCACATCAGCATTTCAAAAGGAGGTGGCTTAGATATGCCGACACCAACAAAACCAGCAAACGTGATCCGCATGGAAGGCAAGAGCCATCGGACGAAAAGAGAACTGAGATCAAGGGAAAATGCAGAAAAGAAGCTTTTGACAGGTGAAAAGTTAAAGGAACGAAACGAAGTAAAAAGTAATCCAGTTGCACATAAAGAATTTTTAAGGATCAAAAAACTACTTGAAAAAATAGAGAAAAATGATGACCTGTATAGCAGTGTGATCAATCGTTACTGTCAATTATATGCAGAATGTAAAGATTTTGAAGAGAAAAGAGAAGCGATTTATAAGCAGTTGCTTGATCTTCAGGAGAATTATCAGAAGATGATTGATGAGGAAGAAATGACGATCAAAGAATACTACAATCTGGAGTTAGGAATGCAAAAGAATCTAATCTCCCTGGATAAACAGGTGCAGACAAAGAGAAAAATGCTTCTTGATATTGAAAAAGAAAATATTATGACGATTGCATCCGCATTAAGGTCCGTTCCGAAGAAAACTGAAAAGAAAGAGAATCCTCTTTTGGCGGCATTGAATAATGGTTCGTGATGGGAGAGCATACAAGTATGCAAAATGGGCAGTTTCAGAAACGGAAGGAATGGTACCGCATTATGTTAAGGTACAAGCTCAACAATGGATGGATATTGTTGATGACTATAATGAGGATGCTTATGTAGACGAAAAAGAATTTGAGAAGATATGTAACTTGTTAAAGCTGATGATCCATCCAGATGTGCATTGCAGCATTTATGATGCAATGGAAGATTATGCATGGTTGCTGATCACAGCGACACTTTGCACGATGTGGAGAGAAGGAAGTGAGATCTATGATGATAACAAAGTTAATTTTTCATCTTGCAAGATCAGATATTACACGACAGCTCTGTTAGAGATATCGCGTAAAAACCATAAAACATTTTATTGCGCGGTGATCATAATCTTATTGATGCTGACAGGTGTTGGATTTGGCAGATATTTTTCTGTTGCTCCAACGCTGGCACAGTCTTCTGAGGTAAAACTTGCAGTTCGAAAGATTCTGAAAAGCAGTCCTTTATTGATGGATGAGGAAGATCCAGCATTTAAGATTTTAAGAAGTGAAGTAACTTGCAATATTAACGAAAGTGATTTTACACCGCTGGCATATAGTAATGACAACTTGGATTCCAGATTGGCGAATGCATTCGTTGCTGATGAAGCTGGTGGAATGGATTCGTATCCGTTGGAAGCAATGCGATCATCTCAGATTGAGATCATTAACAATCTTGGAATGGTCATAAGCACGCAGTACCCAAACGATGACAATGTATTCATTGATGAGGTGGATATTGCGAAAAAATTATTAGATGGAGTACTTGAGTCTGAGGACGTTGGTACATATTTTTCTCTGCTTTACGAGCCGGATGATGAGTTGAAAACAGGAGAAACATGGCAGAAGGATGACCGCTGTATTTATCAGTCTAATCCGATCGCAGTGGAGAAAAGGGCGGTTTATAAGAATATCATAAAGAAAAGAACCGCAGCGATCTTGTATGAAAACAAGAGAGAAAATTACTTATGTAAACATAATAATATTCGATATAAAGGTCTTGGAGTTGAAGGTTATATTGACATCCAGAAAGTTAAATTATGTCGGGATGAGATAGAAAAAGAGTGGTGGCAAGGCAGAAAAGTCTGGATCGGACTGGATTTATCTCTGTCTGAGGATAATACGGCAGTTGCGATGGTTACAGAAGAAGATGGAATCATTTATACGAAAGTGCTTGGATTCTTACCAGATGGAAGGGTTGAGTATAAAACAAATAAAGAGCACGTAAATTATAAACGCTGCATCGATCATGGTGACTGCATCGCATGCGGTGATGAGGTCATAAATTACAGAATTATTGAAAATATAATCATGACTCTGGAAGAAGAATATGGAGTGACGATCATGCAGATCGGATACGATAAGTGGAATGCAATTTCATCCGTACAGAAGTTTGAAGCAGCAGGATATGAATGTGTTGAGATCAAGCAGCACAGTTCAGTGCTTCATGCACCAACCAAATTGCTGAAAGAAAAGATTTTATCCAAAGAATTTGTTTACAATTCGAACAGATTACTTGAGATTAACTTCCAGAACGCCAGATGTACCGAAGACACAAATTTAAATAAATATGTAAACAAGAAAAAATCTGCTGGAAAAGTAGATATGGTAGTGAGTCTTATCAATGCTATGTACTTATTACAGCAATATATGTTGTATGGAGTGGATGATTTCTCTGTACAGACAGCATAGGAAGGAAAGAAAATGGCATTTTTTAAGAAACGAGAAAGAGCAGAGCCGGAACAGGACAATAAAGAAAAGAATGAAAATGATTGTGATGATTTATTGATCAGTACATATCTCGGGAGGAAGAATATCACGCGAGAAATGGCAGAAGAGATTCCGGCAATTCAAGGAAATCTTGATCTGATCGTAAAAACAGCTGCTAATGTTCCAATACGTTTATACAAAAGGAATGGAAAACGTGTTGAGGAAATTGAAAATGATCACAGAGTCAGCCTGTTAAATGAAGATACAGGTGATACATTGGATGCAAAAGAAATGAAACAGGCATTGTTTCGAGACTATTTCCTTGGTAAAGGCGGCTATTGTTATGTGAATCGAGAGGGACTTAAAATCAGATCTTTACATTATGTGGATCAAAGGAATGTTGGAACTGCAAAAGATCCGGATGTGATTTTTAAGAGATATGTGATCCTGGTACAGGGAAAATCTTATTTTCCTGAGGATTTTATTACACTGCTTCGGAATACAACAGACGGAGTGAAAGGACACAGTATCATTGAAACAAATAAAACCTTGATTTCTATCATGTACAACAACATGAAGTATGAAGAAACTCTTGTGAAGACTGGTGGAAATAAAAAAGGTTTTATAAAATCACCAAGATCGCTGACACAGAAAGCATTAGATAGTATCAAGGCAGCATTTAAGAAACTGTACCAGAATAATACAGAAAATGTCGTTGTACTGAATAATGGATTGGAATTTCAGGAATCTTCCAACACATCGGTGGAAATGCAGTTGAATGAGAATAAACAGACAAACAGCAATGAGTGCTGCAAGATGCTTGGTATTCCTTCAACGATGTTGTCGGGTGGCGGAAATGAGGAAGATGACAAGAAATTTATCAAGTATTGTGTCACGAATCTGTTGGATGAATTTATGACAGCGATCAATAAAGTATTACTGCTCGAATCAGAAAAAGGGCAGTATTTTTTTGCTCCGGATATGTATGAATTGACAAAAGGAGATATTGATAAACGTTACAATGCATATAAGACAGCAACAGATAGTGGATGGTTACAGGTAGATGAGGTAAGAGAACGTGAAAACATGGAACCGCTTGGTATGAATATGATCAAGTTAGGACTTCAAGATGTTTTATATGATCCAAAGACTCAGATGCTATATGTACCAAACACGAATCAGATGCACAAATTAGGAGAAGGAGGTAATGAAGAAGGAGAGTTGAAGTAAGAGCTGGAAAAGATGGAAAAAAGTCTGTCATTATTGAAGGCTATGTGAATGTGACGAATCGAAGATCGAGACCGATTCCAGACGGAAAAGGCGGCTATTTTCTTGAGGAGATTCAGCCGGGAGTGTTCCAGCGAGCAACAAAAAAGGCAGAAGAAATTAAATTATGTCTTGATCACCGCAGAGAAATCGGTGGAACAAAGAGTAATCTGTCACTGAAAGAGGATGTGATCGGATTAAAGGCACGTGCAGAAGTAACAGATTCAGAAACTGTGAAGGCAGCAGAGGAAAAAAGATTAAGAGGTTGGTCTTTTGGTTTCAGAAAACCAAGAGAAGAACGTGCAGAAGAAAATGGGATGAGTATCCGAAAGATCTCAGATCTTGAGCTGACAGAAGTATCAATTATCGATAACAAGATGAAACCTTGGTATAATTCGACTACGATTGAAGCCAGAGCAGAAGGTGAGGATGAAATCGAAGTCAGAGCCCAGGAAGATGATCTTGACTATATAAGTAATAAGAAACATGAAAACGATGCAGAAAAAAGCAGAGCAAAGATCAAGAAGATGATCGAAGAAGCCGGAGGTAATATTTAAGGAAGATTACAAGAGTAAACAGCAGACGTATGAAAATGAATATCCAGTTTTTTGCCGGAGAGGGTAAAGAAAAGGATAACATTAAAGCATTAAGAGAAAACAGAGCAGAAAAAGTGGAAGAGTTAAAACTTTTATATGCCACTTTGAAAGCAGAAGAAAGAGCTATTACAGATGATGAAGAAAAACGTGCGGAAACACTCAATGATGAGATTAAGAGAATTGATAAAACCATTCATATCCTTGAAGATATGAAAAAGAATATTGAGGAACGCGGGGAAAGAGAAGATCCAGAGATTGATCCAGATCCAGAAAAAGAAGAAGAGAAAAGAGCAGAAGAGGAAGAAAAAGCCTTTGCAGATTACCTCAGAGGAGTGGTCACGGATGAACATCGTGCTGCAAACATTACAAAAACAGATAATGGGGCAGTGATTCCGAAAACGATCGCGAATAAGATCATTAAAAAGGTGTATGATATTTCTCCAATTCTTGAAAAGACAACAAAATACAATGTAAAGGGTGATCTGGAAATTCCGAAGTATCCAGCAGATTCAGATGATATCACAATGGCATATCATGATGAATTTACAGAACTGGAAGCAAAAGCAGGGAAATTTACAACAATATCTTTAAAAGGATTCTTATCAGGAGTGTTATCACTTGTATCTAACTCACTGATCAATAATTCACAGTTTGACATCGTATCTTTTGTCATTGATCAGATGGCATATAACGTATCACGATTCGTTGAAAAAGAACTTTTAATCGGCACAGATAACAAGATTGAAGGTCTGAAAGGTGTAGTGCTTACTACAACAGCAGAGAAAGCAACAGCGATCAAAGCAGATGAACTGATTGATCTTCAGGATTCTATTAAAGATGCATTCCAGACAGATGCGATCTGGATCATGAACTCCAAAACAAGAACAGCAATCCGTAAATTAAAAGATCAGAATGGAAGATATCTGTTACAGGATGATGTTAATGCACCATTTGGAAAAGTTCTGCTAGGAAAACCAGTGTACTGTTCTGATAATATGCCAGAGCTGGCAGCATCAGTAACAGCAATCTATTATGGAGATATGTCAGGACTTGCTGTAAAGATTGCAGAAGATCTTGAGATTGCGGTGTTACGAGAAAAATACATGACACAGCATGCAACAGGAATTGTTGGATGGATGGAAATGGATTCCAAAGTCGAAAATGAGCAGAAGATTGCAAAAATGGTTATGGCTGCGGAGTAACAGATGAAAGTGAGAGCAAAAGCTGATTTTTATGGATCTATAAAGATGGACAAAGATGAGACACGGGAGATTGAAAATGATCCCGTGATCTCCGATCTGTTAAAAATGGGATTGATAGAGATCCTGGATGAACAGGAAGGCGGTGAGTCAGATGAGAGTGAGCGAAATTGACGAAGATTATCTTGTGAATTATCTGAAACTAGATGAACCAGATGATGACGATATCAAATTTGCTCAAACCTGTCTGGATGCAGCGAAAAGTTTTATCAGAGGGCAGACAGGTCTTGATGACGAACAGATTGATGCATACGAAGATATTACGATCGCAGTATTGGTACTCACACAGGATATGTATGATAATCGTCGGTTGTATGTCGAAAAAAGCAATGTAAATAAGGTAGTGGACAGCATTATTTATCAGTATGCGGAGAATTGGTTATGAAAGAGATCAACATCGGAAAGATGAATAAGAAAATATACATATGTACACCAAGAACAACACAGGATGATATGGGACAGGATATCATGACCTATGAAAAAGGAAAAAGGATATGGGCAACCGTAAAATCTGTGCGTGGCGGTGAATATTATGATGCTTTGAAGCTGTCTCCAGAGGTATCTTATATCATTTATACAAGATACAGGAAGGACATACATCCAGATACGATCCTTATGTATCACGGAAAGAAACTGGAAGTGAAGCATGTAGCTGATATTGAAGAAGAGCAGGTAATGCTTGAGATTCAGTGTACAGAGTATAAGAAAAAAGGAGCAGATCATGGATGGATTGGAATTTGACGGATTGGATGATCTGGTTGATGGATTAGAAAATGCAGTCAGCAAGTATCCAGATCTTGCAGAGACAGGCCTAAAAAGAGAACAAAGAGATTTTAAAAAAGATATGATCCGTGAGACATGGAGTGCAGTGGATAAGCATACAGGAAATCTTGTACGAGGCTTTCGATTTTCGGCAATTAGAGGAAACAAATCTAATATGGAAACAGATTTCTATGCAGAGGGCAGCAAGAAAGGTGCGCATTTTCATCTGGTTAATAATGGTCATGAAATGGTAACAGTTGTCAGCCGGAACGGAAAGAAAGTTCAAGGCGGTGGGAAGACCGTTGGATTTGTTGCTGGGCGCAGAATCAAAGAACCAGTGATCGAGAGGTGGCATCAAGAACATGCAAAGAGAGCTGAAAAAATGCTGGAAAAGATTCATGAGGAAATTGAAAAATGATACCAATCAAAGAACTGAAAGCAAGTTATATCAAGGTTTTGCGTGAAGCAGTTCCGGGTATGAGAATTTATAGCAATGAAGTAGAGGAAGGTTATGAAACGCCTTCCTTATTTGTTCAGATGATTCCTCTGATATTTAAACAGAGGGAAACAGCAAGTATCACACGATCAAGTTATATGTTTGAAACGACGTTTTTACAGTATAAGAAAAATGATGCCGAACAGCTTGAAATCATAGAAAAGATAAGAGACAAATTAGGTGATCATTTGGAAGTGGAAGATCGGAAGATATTTGTGGAAGAACCAGAGATTCAATACACCGGACAGACTCATAATATCATACAATTTGTTTTCAAAGTTGAATTTTTAGAAGACTGCCGACAGGCAGCAATAGAGCAGATGATGCAGGAAGTTAATATGAAGGAGATGATAACAAAGGGGAACATGCAGCATTAATATAACCTTTATTGAAAAAGCAAAGACAGTGATCGAAAGATCTGGAAGCAAAAACGTAGGTCTGATCATTCCTGGAACAAACAATGACAGGATTTTAAAGATTGCACCAGGAGATAATATTCCAAGTGCTGGGTTAAAGTACAAAGAACAGATTGAGATGGCACTGATTGGGAACACGGTCAAGCCGAAAAAGTTGGTTGTTGCATTTTCAGGAGCAGATCATGCAGAGATTGATGATGCATTAAATGCATTGGCAGATGAAAATGTAAGTTATGCAGCAGTCAGCACACAGACAGAGACAGTAGCATCGAAAGTTGTCAGCTGGGTAAAGGAACAGCGAGAAATTGGAAAAAATATTAAAGCTGTTTTACCAGAAAATGCAGCGGATAATGAAGCAGTCATAAACTTTTCAACAGAAAGTGTATCAATTGTTGATAAGTCATACACTGCAGAGCAGTTTTGTGCCAGAATGGCAGGATTGTTTGCAGGAACACAGATTACAGAAAGTGCAACATATGCAGTGCTGCCAGAAGCGACAGATTGTACACGAATGTCCAAAAAAGAGATGGATTCAGCAATTGATGCAGGAAAACTGATCCTGTTTTATGAAGACGGAGAAGTCAGAGTTGCACGTGCAGTTAATTCATTTACAACAAAGACCGATGAAAAAGGAGATCAGTATAAAAAGATTAAGCTGGTCGATATTATGGACACCATCAAGAGTGATCTGAGAAGCACGATCAGAAATGAGTGGATTGGGAAAAAGGTCAATACTTATGATAATAAATGCCTTTTGATCTCTGCAATTCAGGGATATATGGATGATCTTGTATTACAGAATGTCTTAGAATCTGCAACAGTAGAAATTGATATTAATGGAAACAAACAATATCTTGAACAAAATGGTGTGGATACTACAGATATGAGTAGTGATGATATTAAGAAAGCAAATACAGGAGATAAAGTATATTTAGTTGCAAATATCAAAATGAATGATGCAATCGAAGATGTAACGTTAGAAATCAGCATTTAAAGGTTTGTCAGAGTCTGACAAAGATATTCAGGAGGTAACAAAGGGATAATTATAAACCAGATCATGTCATAAATGGAACATTCGGAAATGTATGGTTAAATGATCAGTACATGGCGGAATCTACGGCGCTACAAGCAAAGTATAAGATTACAAAAAGTGATGTTGTACAGACAAATACGTTAAGCAAAGGGCAGAAGATTACACAGTTAGAAGGAACTGGAACATTAAAAATGAATAAAATTTCTTCTTATATGATCAAACTGTTGCTTGCAGATATTAAAAAAGGGATCATGCCGGATATTACGATCATAACAGCATTGAAAGATCCGGCATCACTTGGAACAGAAAGAGTCAAAATTACAGGAGTTAGTTTCGATGAGCTTACACTGGCAGATTGGGAAGCAAACAAGTTAGGCGAAGAATCCTACCCATTTACGTTTGCTGATGCAGAACCAATCGACTTAATTTAGGAGGATAAGATGAATTTAGTAGAGAAATTATTACAGCTTGACAAGAAAGATGTTCGAAATAGTAAAACAGGAACTTATAAATCAGGAAATATGCAGCAGTTGGTTGGTGATCCAACGATCACAATTCAGGAAATTGATGCGGAGCGTCTGATGGAATTGCAGACATTGCCGCTTGATAAGGCAGGAAATTATAATTTTCAGCAGGGATATGCAGCAAATTTAATGACAGTTGCAGAAGGCGTGATCAATCCAGATCTTAAAAGCAAAGAATTGCAAGAACATTTTGGAGCAATCAATGCCTCTGATCTTGCGAAAATTCTGTTTAAAACAGAAGTGCCGGAGATCGCAACAGAAATTGCTAATTTATCAAGTCCAGATGTTGTCGATGACGAAGAACTAAAAAACTAATTCACGAAAGAGGAGATATACAAATGGCATATCTCCTCTTTCGCGATCATAATATGACTCCGTCGCAATACTATGATCTTGGACCAAATGAGAGAGCAATGCTGAGAGCATTTATAAGACAGGAATGCCAGGAAAGAGAGGAATTGTACAAGGAGCAAAGTAGTTGATGCAACACTACGACTGATAGATAAGTATACCGAACCATTGAAAAAAGCTGCAGAGCAGACACAGCATCAGGTTGGCTACATGAAACGGCAAGCGAACCAGATTAAGAGTGTTGGAAAGAGTATGTCCAGTTTTGGCTCATCTCTGACGAAAAATGTAACAGCTCCGATTCTTGCAACACTTGGAGCAACTGGAAAGATGGCTGATACATTTGAAAAAGATATGGGTCAGGTCAATACGCTTTTGGATAACAAAGAGCATCTGCAAAAGTACAAGGATACAGCGATTCAGGTGTCGAATGATACAGGAATTGCATTAGGAACAGTATCAAAAGGTGTATATCAGACGATCAGTTCCATCGGAGATCTCGGGAAGAAAACACAGGATATCTTTTCAATATCAGCAAGAGCTGCTAAAGGTGGAGGTGCTTCCGTAGCAGAATCAGTAGCATTGATCAGTTCTGGAATGAAAGGCTATGACAGTGTGAATGTCAAGACGGCACAATCAATCAGTGACATGGCTTTTATGACCCAGAAGTTAGGTGTTACGACATACAAGGAGCTGGCATCAAGTATGCAGCCTCTGTTTCCACTTGGAAAATCGTTGAATGTATCATATCAGGAATTGTTTGGAAGTATGGCAACCCTGACAGGTGTGACAGGAAATACAGCGGAAGTCACCACGCAGATGAAAGGGTTGTTTACTGGTTTATTGAAACCAACGGATTCCATGTCGAAATTAATGCAGAAATATGGATATCAAAATGGACAGGCTATGATCAAATCAGAAGGAATGTCTGGAGTACTAAAAATCTTGCAAAAGGAAACAGGCGGACAGTCAGATAAAATGGCAAAGCTGTTCAGTAATTCCAGAGCATTAACAGCGGCGATCGCATTGACTGGGTCACAATATGATACATTTCGAGAGAAGACAAAGAAAATGAATCAGGCATCAGGAGCAACAGAAAAAGCCCTGAAAGATATGAAAACGTCAACGAGTGACATAAGAAAAGCAATCAATTCAGCAAAAAATTCATTGACGGTCTTTGGAAGCTCTGTATTGAAAGTTGTTGCGCCATCAATTACTACAGGTGCAACAAAACTTGCTGATTTTGCAAAGAAATTTTCAAAGCTGAATCCCGAAACGCAAAAATTTATCGTAAGAATGGCACTGACTGTTGCAGCAGTAGGTCCGGTAATAAAAATTATTGGAACACTTACAACAGGAATAGGAAGTCTTGCAGGAAGAATGGTCACGCTGTATGGGAAGTTCTCACAAGCAGAAAGTATAGCTGCTTTCTTAGGACCTGGAGGAAAGATTGCCTTGGTATTGGTGGCAATCGCTGTTGCAGCGGTGCTGGTATATAAAAACTGGGATAAAATAACCGCCGGAGCAAGAAAAATGCAAAAGGCAGTTGTAAAGGCGATGAATGATGCAGGGGTTGATACTCAAAAGCTTGGAAAGACAGTGCGCCAGATTGGAACAATGGCAGCTAGTTCTTTTGGGAAAATAGGAAGAGCAGGAGCTGCGGTTGTTAAATTTTTAAGACCAGTTGCAACATTTGTTGCTGGAGCATTTAAACTTGTATTTGGAGCTACATTTAAATTTATTGTAGCCAGAGCATCAGGATGGCTTAAATCAACACTGGACATAATTCATGGAGTTACAACAGCATTTAGTGGCATAATAACATTTTTGGAAGGCGTATTTACAGGAAACTGGAAAAAGGCATGGACTGGTGTAAAAACAATATTCAAAGGAGCATTTGAGGCACTTGTTGGATTTGCAAAACGTCCTTTAAATCAGGTGATCGGGCTTGTAAACTCCGTGATTTCTGGATTGAATGGAATAAAAATTCCAAGTTGGGTTCCGAAACTTGGTGGCAAAGGTATTAATCTTCCAAAGATTCCAATGCTGGCAAGAGGTACAGACAATTGGAGTGGTGGTATTGCTCAAGTTCACGAAAAAGGCGGAGAGATCATAGATCTTCCGAGAGGGACGCGTGTATATCCACATGATAAGTCAGTGCAGATGGCAAGAAATCAGGGAAATAAGACTTATAAGATTGAAAAATTTGCAGATACGATCATCGTGAGAGAAGAAGCAGATATTGATAAAATAGCAGAAAAACTTGCAGAGAAATTAGAAGCAATACCGGCATAAAAGGAGAATGGAAGGGAAATTTGGTTAAATAATGGAAATGACAAGATCCGGTTTCCGGTATTGCCATCTTCCTATAAGATAGGAACATCTGTACAGAATACAACTGAAACTGTACACAAGAAAGGCGAAATAAATATTCTTGGAGACAGAAATTTAGAAACGATTGAAATAAGTTCTTTCTTTCCAGCGCAAGAATATCCCTTTTGCCAATATAAAGGATTTGATACAAATCCAATAAACTATATTAATAAAATCAAAAAGTGGGAGTATGAGAAAGTGACTCCCACTTTTGTTATGACAGGAGACGTTGATTTTAATAAAACGGTGTCGATCGAAAGTCTTGAATATGGAAAAGATGACAGCACAGGAGATATCGCATTTACTTTGAATTTGAAAGAATATATTGCGGTAACATATGCGACAGAAAAAAAGAAAACGTCAAATGGAAAGAAAGTAAAAAAGAAGAACAGTAGTAAAAAAAGAAACAGTAAAAGTGTAAAAACAACATCTTATACTGTAAAAAAAGGAGATACGTTGCGTAAGATCGCAAAAAAGAAAACAGGAAGTTCTTCAAACTGGAAGAAAATCTATACAAAAAATAAAAAAGTGATCGAAAGTGCAGCAAAGAAACATAAAAGAAGATCAAGCAGTAATGGAAGATATATTTATGCAGGCACAAAGTTGGTGATCGAGAAATGAGTTTAAATTTAAAAGTTGAATGGAAGGGAAATGATATTACCAGTACGGTCAGTTCAATTACCTGGTCTGGAAGTGCTTATTCATCTGCCAGATCACTGGAATTTAGTGTAGTGAATCCAGCAGGAGATACACACTTTAAAACGCCAGACATTAAATTGGGTGATCTCATATGTTTCTATAATGGAAATGACAAACTATTCCATGGAAAACTGACAAAGAGAGAAAGAAAAGGGGAAGCCGGAACAATTACATATACAGCGCAAGATTATATGTTATATCTGATCCGGAGCAAAGGAACCTATAAATTTAAGAAAAAGAAGCCGGAGCAGATCACACAATTAATCTGCAAAGACTTAAAGATAAAAACAAAAAGTATTGCAAAAACGAATATGAAGATCAAGAAACTATTGTTCCAAGACAAGGAATATTACAACATGATTCTTGCTGCATATTCTAAAGCGTATAAAAAAACAGGCACAAGTTATCAGCTGATCATGGATGGAGATAAATTATCTGTTATAAAGAAGGGATCAATGTTAAATGTAACATTAGATCAAAAAGAGGGTGTCACAGAGAGCTCCTACGAGCAGTCAACAGACAGCATGGTAAATAAGGTTGCAATTTATAATTCCAAGAATAAAAGAATTGGAACAGTTTCCAATAAAAATTGGATGAAAGCATATGGAACATTTCAGGATTCCGTCACTGTTGATAGTGGCAATGGAAAGAAAGAGGCTGAAAATACATTGTTGGGTCTGGATACCAGCGCATCATTGACAGCTATTGGAGATATCAGATGCAAAGCAGGATATGGAATCAAGATCAATGATGTTGATTCTGGATTGTGTGGAAAGTTCTGGATTGAGAATGATTCGCATGTATTTGAGAATGGAACTTATATGATGACTCTTGAGCTTGCATTTAAGAATGTCATGGAAACAGAAGAAGATGATGCAGAATCAAATGTTTCAGCAACTAAAAGTACAGGTATATTAAATGGGAAAAGAGTAAAGGCATTATTTACAGCATATTATCCAGCATCAAATAAGATGGAGGGCGGTTATTACGATTGCAAGGGAAAGAAACTGGACCCAAGCAAATACACATGTGCAGCACCATCTAGTATAAAGTATGGAAATGAAATACAGGTACTTGGAACAAAGACAAGCAGAGACAAGAAGGTTCATCGAGTCAATGATCGTGGCGGTGCAATCAAAGTTGTGAATGGTGTTTATCACTTTGACCTGCTAATGAAAACAAAAGCTCAATGTAACCGTTTTGGAAAACGTACCGGATACGCAATTATAGGCAATGGTACCGGATACAAGCAAACATCTGCAAGTAATACAAAAGCAGATAAGGTTATAAAGAAAGCAAAAAGTTTTATAGGAGAAGTAAAATATGTCTATGGTGCATCATCTCCACAGTCAGGGAAATCCGATTGCTCTGGGTTTACATCTTATGTATTCAGAACCACGGCAGGTAAAAATATCGGAAGAACAGCGTTAGCACAATCACAAAAAGGAACGAAAGTACAAAAAAAGAATTTGAAAAAAGGCGATCTGGTTATTTTTCAAGGAACATACAAAGCAGGAGCTTCTCATGTCGGCATTTATGCCGGATCGGGAAAGTTTGTGCACTGTTCAAGCAGTGGCGGTGTAAAAGTCAGTAATCTGAATGATTCATATTACGTGAAACACTGGCAACAAGGAAGGAGAGTTCTTTAGTGAATAGTTATGAGAGGCTGTTAAAGATCATGCAGCATCAAGGTAAAAAAGGAAATAATACAGGATTGCAGATGGCAAGGGTGGTACAAGACCAAGTGCTATGCAATGAATTAAAGCTTGATCCAGAAGACTATTACATAGCAGATGGTTTAGTCCTTAATGATGGAGACATGGTTCTGGTGTACCAGATCAGTGACGATAAATACATAATTATATGCAAGGTGGTGAATACATAAGGTTTCCATTTGAAGAAGAGACAGAAGAACTTATCAATGAAGAAGAGGAAGAAGAATATTATCCAAGAGAATTTGATATAGATTTCACTACTGGAAAATTGACAGGAAAAATTGCAGAAGGTGCAAGAGCTATTGCAGTGTGGGCGTATCTGGCAATTAAGATTGTAAGATATAAATATATTCAGTATTCATGGGAATATGGAAATGAAATGGTAAATCTGATCGGAGGAACATATTCTGATGAGTATGTGAAATCTGAAGTAAACAGGATGCTGACAGAATGTCTCGAAGTGAATCAATATGTTAATGGAATTGAGAACTTGGAGATCGAAAAAGTAGATGAAACACTACACATTAAATTTACATTATTAACGGATTATGGAAGTGAGGAGGTGGAATCGGATGTATGAGGACATGACCTTTGAAAATATCATGGTAAGTATGATGGAAGATATGCCGGATGGCTTGGATACAAGTGAGGGATCACTGATTTATCATTCCTGTGTAAAGCAGGCAGCAAGATTGGAAGAGGTGTATGTAGAACTTGCAGCATTAACAGATAACCAATATGCTGATACAGCTGATCTTGATCATTTAGTACAGTTTGGACAAGAAAGAAGGACATACATAGAAGAAGCTACTGCGGCAGAATTTGAAGGAGTATTTAATGTTTCGGTGCCGATTGGAACTGAATTTTCAGGAGATGACTATAACTATATTGTAACAGACGTGATCAATGAAGAAGAACATAAGTACAGACTAGAATGTGAAGATCCTGGAATCGCAGCGAATGGATGGTTAGGGGATCTGATGTGTTTGGATGATATTGATGGTCTGGAAGATGCGGCATTAACCAAGCTTCTGGTAGAAGGAAAAGACGAGGAAGACGAGGAATCTTACCGCATGAGAATCATGGATTCGTTTGGCATTCAGGCGTTCGGTGGAAATCGTGCATATTATAAAGAAAGAATAGGCGCAATTGATGGTGTTGGAGGAGTCAAACCATATCGACGGAAAGGAACAATCATACCAATTGTGATTATATCAGACGAATATAGAAAAGCAGAAAGCAAGCTGATCAATGACGTGCAGACGCAGGTTGATCCAATAGAACAAACAGGAGAAGGAATTGGGATTGCTCCAATTGGACATTCTGTATCGATCACAACTGTGACAGAATATATAGTTAATGTATCTGCAGTTGCTACATATGATACTGGATATTCTGCGGAAGGCTTAAAAACGCAAGTCGAAAATGCGGTAGAAGAATATCTGCTATCGCTGAGAAAGAATTGGATAAACAGTGATTCTATAATCGTGAGACGAGCAGGTATTGAAAACGCTATCTATAATGTAGAAGGAATTACAGATGTAAGTAATATATTGTTAAATGGTGGAACAGAAAATATTACGTTGCAAGAAAATGTTATTCCGGTTAAGGGGGCGGTATCATGCAGCTAAATATTCCTCCTGTGATTGAAAATATAGAAGAAATAAAAGCAATCTATGATGCAGAAGAAAAAGTTGGACAGCAATTAGAAAATGAAATAAGAGATAGAGATCTTGACACCTGTATCCGAACTTCTACAGAATATGGAATTGCACGGCGCGAAAAAATCTTAAAAATACAGCCACAGGATACAGATAGCTTAGAAGATCGAAAATTCAGAGTGCTGACAAAGTGGTATGATGACTGCCCATATACGAATCAAGATCTTATAAACAGACTTGATAATTTGCTAGGCAATGGGAACTATACCTTGGTAATTTTACCAGAAACAATGGAATTAAAATGTCTGGTAGAGTTAACAAGAAAGCAAATGTATAACGATTTCGAGCAACTATTAGAAGAGATTGTGCCACTGAATATGACGATAGATATTGGATTAAGATATAACCAACATGATACATTACATGGATTTACACATGATTATTTACACACATATACAAACGAACAGGTTAGAAATACTGTATTGAAAGGAGAGTAA